TATTTTTTTTAAAAGGAACTTGTTCATTATTCCCATATACACTACTACTACTAGCATACACTACCTTATTAACATTATTTTTTTTACATTCTTCTAACAAATAAACAAATCTTTCTATATTATTTTTAACATAATATAATGGCTCGCTTAAACTTCTCCTTACACCGGGTGTTGATGCTAGATGTATTATAATATCGGGTCTAACAATTTCTATAACTTTACTATTTAATATATCCTCTTTATACAATTTAAAATTATCATATGTCAATAATGTTTTTTCATTTTCTTCTTTATATTTCACATTGTAATTATCCATATTATTGTCTATTCCATAAACTTCATTGTCTTCTTTCAATAATTTTAAACATAAATTCGTGCCTATAAATCCATTACATCCAGTTACTAATATTTTCATTATATTTTTATTTGTTCTATAATTTTTAAACTATTTATTTTTAACTAAACATTTCTTCTATTATCTTATCCAAACTATCATATTCCCTTTTCCACCCTAACTCTTTATCCGCCTTCTCACTATCTCCTAACAATAAATCTACCTCGCATGGCCTATAATATTTTGGATTTATCTTAACTCTAACTATTCCATTCTCATCATATGCTACTTTCTTCTCACAACTTCCACTCCACCATAACTCTATTCCTTTATACAAAAATGCCTTTTCTACAAACTCTTTTACTGTATATGTTTCCCCTGTTGCTAATACATAATCAACTGGCTTTTCATTCTGTAACATTAACCACATCCCCATTACGTAATCTTTCGCATGTCCCCAATCTCTCCTACTATATATATTTCCTAATTCCATATATGTTTTTTCTTTATTAGGTGAATTAATATTTGATGTTATTCTTTTTACCTCATTTACTATTTTCATTGTCACAAAATTTTCTCCTCTTCTACTACTTTCATGATTAAATAATATACCATTCACCGCATATAACCCATACCCTTCTCTATATGTTTTAACCATATAATAAGCATATAACTTCGCACAAGCATATGGTGATACTGGATTAAATGGTGTTTCTTCATTCTGAGGACATTCTAATACTTTTCCATATAATTCACTTGTTCCTGCTTGATAAAATCGTATCTTTTTATTTATTTCTGTTGGCATTGTTCTTATTATCTCTAATAATCTCATTACTCCTATCCCATCCACATCTACAGTATATTCAGGTATTTCAAACGATATTTTCACATGACTTTGCGCTCCCAAATTATATATTTCAAAAACTTCAAAATCTCTATTCTCATTTATTATTCCGTATAAATAATTAGATAATCCAGCACCATCAGTTAAATCTCCATATCTCATTGTTATCTTATCTCTTATATGATCAATTCTTGTTGTGTTAAATAAAGATGTTCTTCTTTGTATTCCATATACTTTATAATCTTTTTCTAATAATAATTCTGCTAGATATGACCCATCTTGTCCAGTTATTCCTGTAATAAATGCTAATCTCATTTTATTTATAAGATAAAATCTATTTAAATGTATTTTATCATATTTTAATATAATGAGAATCGTTGTAACTGGTGGTTCTGGAATGGTTGGTAGATGTATTCGTGATATCACTTCTCAATATCCCGACCATAAATTCTTTTTTTTAAATTCTTCTATTTGTAACTTAACAAATAGGGAAAACACCATTGAATTTTTTACAAATAATAAGTTTGACTATATTATTCATTTAGCTGCTGATGTCGGTGGATTATATAAAAATTTACATAACAACACTAATATGTTTTCTAATAATATCAAAATTAATGAAAATGTTCTTGAAGCATGTAGAATAAATAATATAAATAGGGGGGTCTTTATTTTATCTAGTTGTATTTATCCACATAATCCTAGTAAATTCCCAATGGATGAAAATATGATACATGAATCTCCTCCTCATCCCTCTAATGAAGGTTACGCATATGCTAAAAGAATGTTAGAAATTCAAACTAAACAATATAATAAGGCCTTCAAAACTAATTATATATGTTTGGTTCCTGTTAATTTATATGGTCCATATGATAATTTCAATTTGGGAAATAGTCATTTTATTCCAGGTATTATGCACCGATTCTATATTGAAAATAATATTAAAAAATCGGGTGATTTATTTGCGTTTGGTAGCGGTAAACCATACAGACAATTTTTGTATGCTCCAGATTTCGCAAAAATCATATTAAATGTTCTTTTTAATTATAGAGATAATACTCCTATAATTTGTTGCGATAACAATGAATATACTATAAAAGATATTGTTTTTAAATTATCTTCTGTTATGGGTATTGATTATGATAATATTAGTTGGGATTCATCAAAAAGCGATGGATGTATGAAAAAAACGGTTTCAAATAATAAATTACTTTCTATATTTCCAAATACTGAATTCACTAATATTGATGATGGATTAAAAGAATCATTTAAGTGGTTTGTTGAAAATTATGATACTATCAGAAAATAAATTAATACTATAATTTAATAAATTATTGTATTAACAACCATTTAAAGTTATCATAGAATTGTATATTAAATGGCATCATTTGCCTCCAATAAAATACCTAAAATAATACATCAAATATGGATTGGTGATAAACCTGCTCCAACTAAATTCATGAATACATGGCGTGATAAAAATCCAGATTTTGAATATATAAGATGGAATGAAGAAGAATTTATTAAAAGAGATTTTAAAATACAATTAAAAGAAAAAATAGATTCTATGGAAGAAATTAATGGGAAAGCGGATATAATAAGGTGGGAGATATTATATAAATATGGAGGAGTATTTGTAGATGCGGATTCTATATGTATTGAACCTATTGATGACCATTTAATGAATACAAAAGGATTTGCTGGCTTTGAACATGAAATTTTACGAAAGGCTGGATGGGCTATGAAAGGATATGATGATGTATTGGCATCAACACATGCTCTTATTGCTACTGGAACTATGGGATTTCCTCCTAAACATGATTTACCTAGAATGGCAACTGAAGAAATAAAAAATAGTATAGTGTCAGTAAGACAAACTGGTAGAAGAGCATGGAGAACTGTTGGACCAGGAATGCTTACCCGACTTTATTATAATCATAATTTTAAAGATATCACTATATTCCCTAGTTATTATTTTTTACCGATTCACTGTAGCGGGACTAAATATGAACAACATGGAAAGGTGTATGCTTATCAGGAATGGGGTTCAACTAAACAAAATTATGATAAAATGAATGAATTAAGTTTGCCTAATGAATTTAATAGTCCAAAAGAGTCGGTTTCTGTATTAGTATCGAGTTATAATACTAAAGCGATATATGTTAAAGAATGTCTAGAATCAATTATATCACAAGTAGGATATTTTAATATTGAATTAGTATGGATAAATGATGGTAGTGATCAATTAAATACCACTATATTAAGAAAAATGCTTAAACAATTTAAAAATACTACAAGATTTACTAATCTTATATATGATGAGAATGATGGTAATATGGGAATAGGATATACATTAAATAAAGGGGTAAAGATGTGTAATAATGAAATAATAATAAAAATGGATAGTGATGATATTATGGTTCCAAATAGAATTCAATGTCAATTTGAATTTATGAAAAATAATCCTAGTATTCACATATGTGGAAGTCAAGTTGATATGTTTATGAATGATGTAAATATGATTGTTAACAGAACATCATTACCTCCAATAACATGGGAAGAATATAAAAAAAATCCTAAGCATTGGTTTGTTAATCATCCTACAGTATGTTATAGGAAATCATCAATATTAAAAGCAGGAAATTATGATAAAAATTTAGTAAAAATGTGTGAAGATTTTCATTTAGAATTAAGAATGTTAAAGATGTTTGGAAGGGTTTATAATTTACCAATATCATTGTTAAAATATAGACTACATGCCGATCAAGTTACGCAAAAAGGTAGATTGGAAGAAGGAAATCAGTATTGGAATGATGTAAGAAATAAGATAATAAGTAAAATATTAGAGTGAATACTTTTTAATTATAGTGGGAGGTATCAACTTATCACGTAATTTATCAAGTTTTTTGTAACATTTATTAATTGTAACTTCGCTTATTTCACTTTGACTATTTACTTGTTTTTTAGTTATGTTTAAGTTGCATGTTTGAGCAACAAAATAAACTATTCCAGCAGCTACTGAATGTGGTGTATTTTCAGGTATCATATTGTTTTTTTCTATCTTAAATGCTACAAATTTACATAATTTAGTTAGTTCGCTATTTATATTCAACTTACTACAATATCTTTCAATAAATGCTATAGGTCTTGTTTGATTGAACTTAGTTTTTTGATTAGCATTAAGGTCTGTTTCATTTTTCTCTAATAGATGAAGGGCATTTTTACATCCTTTAGTAGCACTAGTATGATCTAAATTAAATATAACTGCGATTTCTTTTGCTGTTCTGGGATAATTATGTATTCTACAAGCAACATATATTGAAGCAGCTATAATACCGTCTCTATTGAATCCTCTAAATGTTCTCATTTCAGAAATTGTTTTATGTTGTCTAAGTGCTTCATCTTGAATCATTTTAGGTATTCCATGAACATTTGCCATTGTTCTAATTCTTTCAAACTCGTCATATTGAGATTTCTCTTTATAAGGCATTGATTGCCATTCTGTATATCTTCTTATTCTTCTCATTTCATAACTTGACCTTGAACCACATACTACTTTACATCCATATGATGATTGTTTTAATAGTGGATTTATAGGCATACCGCATCTAGTTGGATCAGTCATACTACTATCATCCGCTCCATAATATCTCCATTCTGCCCCCTCATCAATAGAATCTTTGTATACAACACCGCATTTATTATTGGTGCATGTAAGATATCTATCTTCTGAATATGAAAGAGCACTCTTACATAATTCACAATATTCTCTATTGTTTATTTCTTGTTTTGAATATAACAATTCCATTGTTTTTTTCTTATCTTCTACTTTAAATTCTTCATCAAATTTAGCCCATAAATCACGCTTCTTTTTCTTATCTTTTTTCTTATCTTTTCTAGTTAATTTTGAACTCTTTATTACTAACATTTTAAAAATATTATATTAAGTTATTTTTAATTCAATTTTAATATATATATTTATCATATATGGGTAATAAACAAAGTAATAACAAAAATGAAAATAATAATAATAATACTGAAGATAATAAAGACAAAGGTGAAACCCTTCTAAAAGCAGTTAATCATATTGCTTCTAATTATATATATGAATTATCATATGAAGACTTAATGAAACTAGACCAGCCTGAATATTGTAATAAAATAACTCTTCTTACTGCTGATGCTATAAAAGAAAATTTAAACGATTTAGAAATATCATATCTTACACAAAGATTAAAGGATAATAAACCTCTTCTTTCTACTGAAACTGGTAAATTCATTCCTATTTGGAATACAAATTTCAAATTATTAGATATTCAAAATTCAACTAAAAAGAAAAGAGTTTGTTTAGGTATTGGTAAATATTATGTTCTTATATTCCATTTCTTCGCCAGTGTTACTAAGGCTCTTAATCCAATCATATCATATAAAGATGTTTATGGTAAAGTAAATGAAGTTCCATTAATGGATAAAAATAAAGTAAGTAAAGCATACAAATCATCTCAGTCTGTCATTAATTTATGTGATGCTAGAATACATGAACTTAAATTCACATTAAGTTCTCAAAATAAAGCCATTTTAAAAAGAACTAATTGTAATATGAATCGAATTGCTAAGAAAATGGGAAAATCAATGATAGGAGGAGCAGATGAAGACGTTGAACAAAAACAAGAAAATGAAGTTATTGAAGAAAAAGTTGAAGAAAGCACTGAAGAAAATAAAGAAGAAAACTCTCAACCTGAAATGGTTAATAGTTCAACTTCTATCACTCCGCCTAAACTCGATACGCCTCTCATAAAACCTCCTCAAAATATATCTGTTCAAACTGATGAAAATAAAGTTATCATGGCAAATCCTAGAGACATTAATGATACTGCTAATTTTCAAACTGATATTATGATGACAAAAAAATTAGGTGATGAACCCGGTATCAAAGAATTGGAAAAATTATATTTTGATGAAATTAATCTTAAAACTGACAAAATATCTTTCAACAAAATGAGCGAAAAAAGTAAAGAAGAATATAAACAAAATCTATTAGCATTCTACACTACATTTACTGGTAATGAATCAATTCCTATGAAAGATGCAAAAAATGATGACGGAGAGCCTATCAAAAATAAAGATGGTTCTATTGTTCAAATTCCTGCTATTAGTAAATTCTCTCAAATACCTCTCAAAGATTTTCATAATCAACCTATATGTAAAAATCCTGATTCATTATGGCATAAATCAGTAACTGTTTCACCTAATGATAAGTTATTCATTGAATATGCTACTCATCTTAGAAAAATGATTTCAAATAAAAAAGAAAAAGAAAATCTTCTTTTACAGCAATTGAAAAAAGTGTTTGAATTTGATAGTTCTCATCCTAGCCAACCTATCACTATCAATTCTCAATTAACTGAAAAAATATTAACTGAAACTATTATCCCAGAAACCAGACAAATAATCGTTGATTTATTTATTCAATGTGAAAAAGACTATCAGACTGGATTAGGATTATTTGAGAGTATTGTTAAGTCAAAGGCATTAGATGCAGCTAAAAATAGATTGGAATCTTTGGCTACATTAGATGATAATTTATCAACTGAATAAGTTTATGTTTTATTATACAATATTATAATACAACATATATGATAAAGGGTATTTTATGGTTAAGCGTTATCAATCGGTATGTGAAATTTATCAAGAATATTAAAAATTATCAATTTATCTCTCCCTGCATATTTTAAAAAAGAAAATCTAAGGGGTGAATTTTAAATATTAAAAATTTATTTAATTATATACCCTTAATATGCCAACTCCCGCGAATATAACTAATATACCTATCAATGTTTGTATGTTTATTGATTCGTTTAAATATAAATATGCGCCAATTGTTGATATTACAATTGGTACTGTAGAACCCGCTACAAAAACAATATGAGACTTGTCAACACCCTTATTATGTGCCGTATATAAAAAATATTGAGCTGATATGCCAAATATAAATGTAAATAGGACAAATGTTATAAACATTTTCCTATGTTCTGACCATAAAATACTTAAATCATTATTAATTTCATTAGTATTGAATAAATAATACATTAATATTGCTATTCCATATACAATAAATTTTGTAAATACTGACCCTTTAACACATACTTTACCCATTTGTGCTTCTAATAATGTATGAAATCCCCAATATAAAGAGGTTAACATAATCGCTGTAAAATAATGCATATAATATGACAATATATTTTATCTAAAAATTTATGAAGTAATTTAAAGATTTAATAATATCATATTTAAATGATAGTATTAAATGGCAAAAAAATATCAAATGATATTCAAGAAGAACTTAGATTAAAGATTATCAAAAATAAATTAAAACCCGGATTAGGTATCATATTAGTTGGAAATAGAAAAGACTCTGAAACATATGTTAGAATGAAAAAAAAGGCATGTAAGAAAATTGGAATAGTTAATTATGATGTTCATTTAGATGAAAATATAAGTGAAAAAGAGTTAATTAACGAAGTTAATAAAATGAATGAAAATAATAATATACATGCTATATTAATACAACTCCCTCTACCAAAACATATAGATGAAGAAAATGTTATCAAACAAGTCAATTTACATAAAGATGTAGATGGATTTCATCCACAAAATATAGGCAATATGGCATTAAATAGAAAACAAAATATGATTGCCCCATGTACACCCGAAGGATGTATCGAATTATTAGA